ACAAGAACATCAAACCCAGAAACAGGAAGTACTACGGCATTTTCGATCACTCCATTAACAAACGCTACTAACACTTTTGCATTCGAAGGAGGAAGATCAACTTCCCCACAAGCCTGTTCCTCATCAGATTTGGTAGCAGGTGCAACCCATCTCCGAGAAGCTACTGGAACGTCTCGTAATTTCAAGCCATGCATCAACTCTACATCTACCGTTTGCATACCTGTACGTTGCAATACTTTTCCCCACATTAAGGGAAGATACTGCGTACCAAAGATACTTTGTTCCTGTCGAATCTTCGCTTGAATATCTCCGGTTTGTTGAATAGGTGAAGGAGGCTCTCGAAAGATAAGATTTATATGCTTAGCCATCTATCCTACTCCCTCTTCCTCTAAGACTCCAACTTTCGGACCAACGCGTTGGATACGCTCCTGTTGCTTTCCTGTTGCTGTATACACATATCCCCGAGAAATAGCAAGTGTCCGTAACATCGGACCACCATACGTCCAAGAAGATTTCGTCTGCTCAATGTAAAACTCACCTCCTAAGAAACCCAACCGTTCTCCAATACGTGGATAGGCTCGATACTGATTATCTTGTACATTCATCAACGTTAACGATCCACTTAAGAACTCCGCATTGTTAGCATACCAATCATACAACTTCTGAGACAAATCTCTCATTAGCTTGTTAGCCCCGGAGAATTCCTGCTGATTCTTCTCTGAGCGATTAAAATACTTCAATTCTGCATACAGAGGCTTAAATCCATAGTACGGCCATTTCTTCTTATCAATCACAGGACATTGAGCATAGTCATCTACTGTTAATGCTTTCTGTAGATCAATTCCAGATCCAGGTAAGGTACAAATGAAAAACGTTTTAACATCTCTGTCTGACGCTCCGATATTGTAATCTACTAACAACACAGGAGAAATATCTTCTGGAATACGAGTGATAGGAAGGTTCATCCAATCACTAGGATCAAACGGAGTTTGTCGTACCCAGATATCATATTTCTTTGCATCCGGATCCCAGAGTCCAAAAATCTCATGAAAGGGAGGATTGAGTACTTGTTGTAGTGTAGACCAAAGATTATTCTCTCCTGTTTGAAATGCAGACACGACAACAGGATACCAAGCTTTCACAGAAGGACTCACTCGAGTGGAAAAATCAAACATCGTCGTCAGAATATGTTTAACACCTAAGTTTTGATTTCCACCTATTGCTTCCATTAAGTTAAAGTATGCATCTTTGATGGCTACAATCGTCGGACCTAACGCTTGACCTACATCAACATTCGCTGCTAGCATTTCCATAAATTGCTTTTGTGCTGTTTCACCCGTAATCGGTGAACTCAGAATCGACTGGTTAATTAAGAGAGAGAAACTAACAAGCAATCCTCCTAGTGATTTTCCACTGATCATAATAGAGCGTTCTGGCCCACGCGATCCCATACGTGATACATACCGCTTATCTGTTACATATCCAACAAAACGGACTTTTCCGTGTTCAGAGATACGGACGAGGTCTCGCGTAGAAATCTTGTCATACCATGTATATCCTTGTTCATCAGCTTCCAACGTAGTTACAAATGAAAATTCTCCTTCCGGAGACAAGAGCTGCTCTTGAAACTCATACTGGATACAGGCGGTCGATTGGTTTCTTGTCTCTGCTGTCCCAAACGTTACAATTTCTGTCTCTTTGTAGTAGTGTGCATTCGTATAATCCGGACGTACAACTTGAATTGAATAGTTAGGTGTACGTGTATATGCGGTAAGTCCCATGCTTACCTACCTCCTCTCGGCAGTATAACATCTCCTGCCCTACTTGATGGTGTAGGGCTTACAGTGATCGTTGCCGGCTCACGTAACGCCTGTGTATTTTCTGCAAGTGCTTTTGTTACTGCTCGCAGTTCCTCTAAGAATGCCGGTAACTCACTCGGAGTAACCCAAGTATCTTTGTCACCAACACGCCGAGCAATCTGAAAAAGTTGTCCTTTGTTTGTAGCTAGCTTCTCAATCTGTTCTGGAGTAAGTGATTGTAGCGTCTCTACTATTCCAGCTGCAGCAACACGAGCGGCTTGAAACTCCTGCTGAGACATCCCTTTCAGAGGTGCGCCTGCTCCCATAACACTCATGAGAGAACCACGCACTCCCGCAATACCAATATCAGCTAAGGCTCCAATTAAAGTACTCCCAGGACCGGTCTTTGCCGTACTCTGTGTCCAAGACACAAATGCGGGCCCATACTGCTTACCGAACTGTGCAGCCGCTTCTGCATTCGCACGATCCGCTTCTCTCTGTACTTGTGCAGCTACATTTACCCCCGCAACCTTACTGAGCCATACAACCAAATCCCGAGCAGCTGATACAAGTTCTGCTTTAGCATTCAACAATGATTCACCTGTGCGAATAATAACCATACGGAGATCATTCTGTGCTTGTATTAACTTCAACTCCGGCGATTCTGCAGAGGGAGGAGGGAGTTTTGCAACTAATTGCTCTAATCGTGGACCTCCTGTAGCTCCTGCTTGAAATAGGCTTGCAGCCATAGTGTAGTTGATTCCAAAGGTCTGTCGCAAGAGTTCTATCATCTGCGCACGGTTACCCCCAGTTAACTGTTGCATCTGTTTATAGATCTGCTGGAACAACCCAACAGTCATTCCTTTTTCCATCTCTTGCATTACGTCAATATAATCGTAAACTCCTTTTACTTTCCCTACTTCTGCACGTGCTGCTCTATACAACAATACATCAGTTTCTCTCTGCAACCCGGTTGCACCAGCTACTGCTTGTCCTAGTCCGAACACCTTTTGTGCACCTACTCCTCCTTGCCACATCGGTCCTAATCGAGCAAAGAAATTAAGTGTAGCTGAAATATCCTCAAACGAACGGGCTACTCCTTTCTGCACAGCATCTTCCATAGCAGAGGTGAGTGCTGTGATGTATTCTTCATAACGCCCAGGACCAATACCTTGTACTTGTACACCCCCCGCAGCAAGTCCTAACACATTCTCTCCGCCACGGAACCGGGAGGCAAGTATCTGTGCTTGTATGAGTGCTGTAGGAGCCACTCCATATCCGCGCGCATACGCTAACACATTCGGTATTGCTTCCGCTCCTACTCCTCCCCGTGCAAGTTGCCCCATTACTTGCACTCCTGTCTCAATCGAGTAACCAAACTTTGTGGCTGCTCCTGCTGCCTTGTCTAAGTTAGTACGGAATGCTGCGGCGTTCTCTGATGCACTCTTCCCCATGTCTCCTAAGGCTGCGGTTGCATCCATAATAGCAGGCACAAACGCCTCATACACTTTTGATAGTTGATCAATAACCACTCCTCCTACCCCAACTACAGCTGCGATTGTTGCCGCAATTTTCCCAGGTAATCCTGCCTTTTCTACCATACCTCGCAAGGATTCTAAAACTGTAGCTCCAGCAGGAACCACATTGCCTGTTTCTCCAAGCTCAGCCGCTACGGTTCCTGTACGAACAACAGTCGGAAGAAGTCTATGCTGTACTGTAGCTCCTCGCGTACCTTCCAAACGTTGTTCAAGCGCTTGATTGCGTAGTTCTAAGTATCGTAATTGCAACTCACGTTGTCGTCCAAACTTTGTCTCATACAGTCTATCTACTTTCTCTGCGAAGCGCTCCATCTGTGTTTCAGCTTGAGAGAAATCAAAGGCTCGCTGTAAAGCAATCCCAGCCTGTTCGCCCTCTCTCCCTATCTGCTCGAACACCTGAGCAACACGAGGACCAACAACAGACGCATTTTCTCTAACATCTATCTGAATGCCAACGACGTTTGAGCCTGGCATACTATCCTCCTGCTGCTAGTGGAAGGGCTTCTCGGATGCGTTGGATCTGCTCTTCTGTATACCCACGAGACCTTAACAAGTCAACTGGGAGTGTTTCTTGTACCTGTTGAACATGAACTTCCTGCCTGTAGTACTCACGAAGTTGCTCATCTGTAGGCCGCATGACATGATACAAAAATAAGATATCAATCTGTTCCTCACTTAACTCTTGATACTCCCTCATCGTAGGTAATACCCGAAAATGATCCATCAACCACAGGCGTTTCTTTATCCCTACTGGAGCCCTCTGCAACACTGTCTCCAGATCCTGCTCCAGCTCCGCCAATCTCCGATTGAATTCTGTTGTAAAATCGAAGGTACCTCCGATACAATTCTGCAATAAGTTTGTCGTCAGGACAGTCTTCTGAAGAATCTAAATCATCCCACCACTGCGGAGCCTTTACAACTACAACATCCAGTGTAGCATAAATCTCATAATACCGAACTGTTTGAGAGGGGAGCTTACTAAGATCTACGTTTGCAAACCGAGAAGCCAACAATACTTGTATCTGCCGGAGTACTCGAGGACGAGGATACTTTAACACAAATTGTCCTCGTTCAGTCTCTACTGTCTCAAAAATATCTTCTCCTGACAGTAACTTTTGTAACGTGTCGTTTATCTCTGGTTTGTTTTGTTCAGGTTTCTTCATCCCGTCTGCTTGTTGTTCCTGAAGCTGTTTCCCAGCCCTATTCATCTCATGCCTCCTGATATACAAATTACTTTATACGTTTTACTGCATTGAATCGAATGTTTGCTGTAACATACGAGTTAGGTGCCACCTGTTCCCCGTTTGACGCTATGATCACATCTGCAAATTCATGCAGCGATTCTTGTGTAGCGGTATTTACGAATTGCAATCCATCAAACTGTTTCCCTTTCCCATCTGTTTGTACAGTATCACGGGTAGGTAACAAATCAGTAATTGTAATCTCTCCTCCATCCGGAATGATACTTAAGGCGTTTGGATTCTCTGGTACGAATGTGTTTATGGTAATCGTACAAGAGTATCCTTGACTATCATAAGAAATAGGGCCTAAGTGGTTAAGTACGTTCGCTCCCTGGATAGCCCAATCTTCATCATACGAACAACCAGACGCTAATCCAATCGCCTTCCACTTTCCATCCTTCGGGTCCTTGATCCTGACTTGTACCCAAGCACCTCCAGCAATTAACTTCTGAGCCATACACTCCTCCTATTATACATTCGTATTAGCATACACTGCCATGTGTGAGGTAATGAAGATAAAGTTTGTCGGTGGTGTCAAGTAACAGTTAAATTCTACAATAATTTGATCTCCATGTACCCTCCGCAAGTATCCCCAGTACATTGGATCACCATTGAATAAACCCATCGAAGCATATTGTCCTAGTTTCAAATTCACCGTAGCATCTACATCTGTTAGCAAGTTGTTCGTCATGGCCCTACCGAGGAAACTCTGTTCCAATGCATTCCGCAGATCTCTAATAATGAACAACGCTTCTCGCACCATAGAAAACTCATTTTTCTGTACTGCATCACCTTGATACGTAGTTACTTGTCGTAAATTCACAAATTGTCCAAGCGGATTCTTATATGCTGCACAAACTCCATTTTGAATCAACTTCTCCAAATCCGGTACCTTAATCAATTTAACTCCAAGCACTGATAATTGCTTGTTCGTAAGTGGTTCATTGAGTGCTAAGCATGTCGTTAATCCCACCAACTTGCAAGCATAATAAGCAGGATCCCACCATACAACCGCTGTTTCATCTGCGTTCCAATCCTGAAACTCAGGATAAACAAGCATAATCCCCTCAGAATTAAGATTCTTTGCCCGTGTGATGACTTGATCTACTGTCTCACCGGAAGCTCCTCCTAGAATCGCTTGTCGCTCTGACCGCCCGGCAATTCCATTCATCTTTACCACATGTGCACGAATCAATGCATGTACGGACGCATCTGTTGACGAAGCTCCAATGAGCTGAATATCTTGTGTTTCAAGATAGTCCAACACTGCTGTCCACTGCGCACTCGTGTATTCTCCATCAGTTCCTCCGCTAAAGTAACTCCATGTCGCAATGTTATCAGGAAGTACGCGACCAACCTGCGATGTTGTATATGTAACATCTGTACACCACGGACAAGCATTTATTACATCAATCAACGCTTGCACTGTTGATTGCAATACCACATCGGACGATTTGATATCTACCTCAGTAACCCAATCCAATTGCGTAGAAGGATCCGTAGCTACCACTGCTAACAATGTTGCCGAGTACCCAGGTTGGTCGTTAATATAATTCACCACATCCGCAACGGTCTGGAACGCAGAAAAGTCTACGCTAATCTCTTGCGTATGTCCGGGCGTAATTGTATAGAGCCTTGTAGCGTTGATTGTCAATACACAAGCGGTTTCTGATCCTGTATACCGTATGAGAATTGATTCTTTATAGATATCATCTACAACATATGGAGTCTCGCCCATGAACTGTGCAGTAAACCGTTTCCCTTTATTCGTTCCTGCCTCAAGTTTACATTTGACTTGGTTACCATGCAACCCCCAATCCCAAGCCTTTGCATTTATCACCGCATAAGTTCCAGAATCAATTCCCTCAACGATACGTGCAATTGTTGCTGTTACACCGGTAGTTCCACCACTAAATGTATTTGCTCCCGTTCTTCTCCCAACTGTAGTAGCTGTAAATAGTATTCCATCTGCTGATACTGATTTCGAATATCCTGGAAAATTAGCGGCTGCAATCTTTGTTACTACTTGATTAACAGTATCTCCGTTTGTCACAGGAACATTAACCGGAGTACCTCCACTCAATGTAATTGTGATATCTCCCGAAGCTGTTGCTCCTTGCGTAACAATTAACCGAATCTTCTCTGCCCGTCCAGCTGATACGGTAACAAAATCTTTCGTAGCTTGTAACCCTGAATTTACACGAAGAGCAGCGATTCGCTGAGGCGTATAGTCTGGACTCGGCTGAAACGCGTGTTTTATTCCGTTCAACAACGAACCTCCACGAAGAACTGCCGCTGCCTCACTCGGCGAGCTAAACCACAACAATTTCCCTGGCTCTCCTCCTCTACTATCACCCAAGATAACAGCATTGTTAATTGAAGCTAATCCTCCAGCAGATTTCTGATAGTCAATGCGAGAATACGCTCCTGGTATATAGTGTTGAGAAGCCATTCCTCCTGATTGGAATACAGTTGCTTTCACACCCATTGGTTTCCTCCTTTAGTAGACTCTTCTTGATAATTCTTGTCCTACAATAACCTTCCACT